TCCTTTCGATCCCGTCGGGGACGGATCTCGACGAGGTGCGCGATGACAACGGACGCGACATCGAGGACCGCAAGGAACTCGCCGTCTACGAGGTGTGGGTACCCGAGGCAGACCAGTCGCTCGCCGAAGAGATCGACGAGATCGTCGGCCCCGGCATGGTGAACGGCACCATCTACACCTTCGTGAAGGGCCGTTCGAAGGCGAGCAAGTACGACGGCTACATTCGACGCCCGATCCCGTACTTCGGCCCACGGCAGGGTCCGTACACCGTGTTCGGCGTCTACACCGTCCCCGATGATCCGTACCCGCTGTCGCCGCTCATGGCGATCCAGTCGCAGGTCGAGGATCTCAACGCCCACCTGACGAGCGTGCGGTCGAGCGCTGCCGCGTACAAGCGGCTCGTCATGGTCGATGCGCGCAACGCCAAACTCGCGCAGGACATCAAGGACCGTCCGCACGACTACATCGTCCTGTCGGAAAGCCTCGACAAGGACAAGGTGGTCAACCTTGAGGTCGGCGGCATCACCCAGCAGCAGGTGCAGTACTCGCAGATCGCTCAGGATCGCCTCGACCGCGTGTCGGGCATCCACGACGCGATGCGCGGCAACATCTCGGGATCGGCAACCGCCACCGAGGTCGCCGTCGCCGAGTCGAGCGCGACCATGCGCATGGCTCACCTCAAGCGCCAGTTCCAAGAGTCGGTTGATGATCTCGCTCGGTCAGTTCTGTGGTACATGTGGCACGACGATCGTGTCGCATTCCCGCTCGGGCGCGAGGGTGCCGAGTCGCTGCTTGAGGCCGATCCGAAGTTCACGGGCGGCGTCAGGATGCCCGGTTGGGAGGATCTTGAGGTCGCCGTCGATGCGTACAGCATGGAGCGCGTCTCCGAGGCGCTCGTGCAGAAGCGTGCGATGGAACTTCTTCAGATCACCACAAGTGTGGCACAGGGCATGATGTCGATGCCGTTCATCAAGTGGCGCGAGATCCTGTCTGTGGTAGGCGACGCTCTCAACATGCCGCACCTCGCCGACATGATCGATCAGAACGCGATGATGCAGCAGGCACAGATGGCGCAGGCCGCGCAGGCTGGGGCGATGCCCGGGCCGCAGGGTGGACCTGCGATGAACGCGATGGGCGAACCAAGCCCGATCCCCGCAAGCAGCATGGCTGGCCTACAGGCCGCCGCAAACAGGGCGATGTAACATGAAGTACGAGTTTCTCGACTCCGATGGAAATGTGGTCGAAATCACGATGTTGATGCGTGACGCGCCTTCCATCGGCAGTATTATCACGCACGAGGGGCGGACTCTGACCCGTATCGCCAGCGCACCGCAGGTCGATCCGGGGACCAATCGTCACCAGTATCCCTATGTCAGTTCTGCACTTCCGCGCAAACTGGCTGGATGCAAGACGAACACACAGGGAAAGCCCATCATCATGTCGAAGCGCCATGAACGCGAAATCATGTCGCGGCACGGATTTGAGAAGGACTGATCGATGTCAGAACCCGAAGCACAGATCAAGCCAGCCGATGAGGCCATCAATCCCGTGCAGCAACTCGCTGCGGAAGCCGCCATTGAGGCGGACAACTCCGTCAGCGAAGACGCTGTGCTGGACCGCCTTCTCGGGATCGACGAGCCTGCTCCACGGCAGGCTGCTCGCACGCCTGAACCGTCTGCTCCAGCGAATGACCCCGACTTCGATCGGGCGCTGAAGGCTTTGCAGCGCGATGGCGTTCCCGCCGAGATCATCGACTCCATCAAGTCGGATCCTTCCAAGGTGAAGGACTGGGGCTTGAAGGCGGCGAAGAGGCAGGCGGATGTGGATGCATTTGGAGCCAAGGTAGCCGAGTCCAAGAAGACCCCAGCGGACAAGTCGGAGACCCCGAAGGCGTCCGCCGCTACCGATGACGGAGAGGCTGATGCCGATCCGCTGTCGGTGTTCGGGGACATCTTCGGCGACGAGGCCGCCAAGCCGCTCCGCACGATCACCGACCGACTTCGCGCCGAGTTCGACGAGAAGGCGCGCGCGATGGAGGTCAAGTACGAGACTCGCAGCGCCTACGAGCGTCTCGCGCCGATGTACGGGAAAGACGCCCCGTCCATCGACGAGATCACAAAGGTGGCAGCGCAGATCGGGCGCGAGAATCCCGGTCAGTTCGAATCCATCTCGGACATCGTCCAAGAGGCATTCCGCATGAGGTCAGGCGAGCCGAAGCGTTCCGATCCGAGGAACTTCGCGCGTCCCACCGTTGGCAAGCAGCCGACGCGGGCGACTCGTGAAATCGATCGGGAGGACGCCGTTCTCGACATCCTGCTCTCAGGCGGATCGCGCGCGGATGCGCTCCGAGTCATCTCACGCTAACCAAAGGAGGGCATCATGCCTTCGATTCAGACCTTCAACGACTTTATGACCTCGACTGGCCCGTCGTACCTGACGAGCGCCGACGCGGTCATCAACGAGGCCGTCAAGAACACCTACGCCTTCAGCCGCCTCCTGAAGGGCAAGACCCGCGAGCAGACCATTCAGGGTGGTACCGAGATCCGCGATGTCATCATGTTCGATGACTCGCGCACCTACGACCACTACCAGCCGAACGACACCTTCGTGTGGCGCAACCCGCAGGTCACCGACTATGTGCGCGCGCCGTGGCGCTTCCACATCGACCACATGTCGTGGACCGACGCCGAGGTCGAACTCAACACGGGCGAGACCGCTGCCAGCACCAAGGTCGCCTACAAGCGGCTGAAGCGCATCAAGGAACAGCGGATGTGGACCTCGATGCTCAACGGATTCGAAGAGGATCTGTGGGCTGTCCCGTCCGTCACGGGCATGGAGGACGAGAGCGGCAAGTTGCCGTACTCGCTTCCGTACTTCATCAGCGAGGTCGCCACGCAGTTTGGCGGCGCTCTTGGCCGTCGTGGTACTGCTCCGTACACGGCCAGCAGCAACACGGCCCACACGGTCATGCGCATCTCTCCGTTCACGGAGAACCGCTGGTCCAATGTTGTGGAACTCTACAACTGCAAGACCGATGCGCTGACGCCTCTCGGTACTGACTGGGGCAAGGTCACGACCCAGTCGCTGACCAACAACACCGTCTACTCGCAGCAGGGTCCGTCGGGCGCGGTTGCCACGAACCACGCCATCGGCAACCTCTTCAACGCAATGGATGTCATGTTCATGCGCCTGAAGTACGAGGCTCCGGCGACTCGCCAGCAGTACTTTGAGAACGACAACCTCAATCGGCAGATGATCCTCACCAGCCGACAGGGCGTTCAGAACTACCGCAACGCGCTGCGCCTGAGCAACGACACCCTCGTCTCGTATCAGGATGCTTCCTACAACAGCCCTGCATACGCTGGCGTCGATGTCACCTACTGCTCGGACCTCGACAATGCGGCGATCTACCCCGCTAACAGCGCCGCTGTGACTCAGAGCGCCGCAGGCTACAACGGCGTGACTGCTTCGAACGGAGCGTTCAACAGTTTCGGCACCGAGTTCGGAACGAATACCATCGTTCAGGCTCCTCGCTACTACTTCGTGAACGGCAACTACCTGACGCCGATCTTCCACGCTCGCCGCTACTTCAAGCAGCACGAGGTTCTCCGTCACCCGAACCAGCCGTTCACCTATGTCCAGCCCGTGGACTGCTGGTCGAACCTGTTCTGCAACAGCCGCCAGCGTCACGGCGTTGTCGCTCCGATCAATCTCACCTGATCCCGAAGGAGGGACACACACATGATTCCCGGACTCATCGTTCCCGCAGGAAACCTCGGCGGTCTCAATCCGCATCAGGTCACCTGTTCTCCGATTGCTGCGGTTGATCTTGCCGTCGGCGATCTCGTCATGTTTGACCTTTGGGGGTCAAGCACCACCTACACCGATGTCAGCACGATTGCCGATCTCGACAACAAGAAGAACCCCTTCAATGTCGTGGTCAAGTCGGTTGCGGGCGTCGCTGGTACTGCATCGGCTGGTGGTCAGGCCGTTGGCAAGGGCGGCGTCTTCGCGGTTGTAACTCAGGCTGCCGTTGCTGGTCAGCGTTGCGTTGTGTGCCTCAGCGGCCTCGTTGACGCGAAGGTCACCACGGTTGCAACGACTGGCGAATGCACGGCAGGCCGCACCGTCCTGTTCAACGGAGTGGGTGTACTCACCTGCCTTGGACTGGCATCGGCAACGGCAACGGGTGCGCCACTTGGCATTGGCTTCACGAGTGTTGCCACAAGCACCACTACCACGATGAAGGTGCTGTTCAACGGCGGCTACGCATTCGCTATCGGCGGCGCGTAACCTGACAACTCTTCTCGGGGTGCCGTGGGAAACCACGGCACCCCGCTTCCATGCTTACCTACGGTGGCCTCAAGCAGCACATTCTCCTCGCGCTCGGCGGCCAGCCGTCGATCGTCAGCGGTGTCACGCAGAATCAGCGCATCGCCGAGATCGTCAATCAGGCTGGAAACTACCTGTTCTCCAAGCAATGGCGGTTCCGCGAGCGCACGGGCCGCCCTGTCTCGCTGGTAGCCAATCAGAACTGGGCAGCGATGCCCGGTGATGCCGAGGAGATCGTCTCCCTCGTGACCAAGGCTGGCCTCGGTTGGCGCGTCGAGTTGACCAGCCCCGAGCAGATCGAACTGTTCCGCAACAGCATGGCTCCTGCGCTGGTGGACAGCGTCTACTACGCGGCTCTCTCCCGGCCTTGGGCGGAAGCAGACAATGTGACGCCTCTCACGGCGGGTGCTGCGTTTCCCGCTGTCCGGCTTGAACTCTACCCCACTCCGCAAGCGACCACGACCGATTCCATCATCATCCGCTACCGCGCGGGATGGACGCCTGTCTCGGGCGAGACGAACGCGGTTACTGCCGACACCTACAACATCCCCGTTCCACCGTATGTCGAGGCGCTTCTGATCGCCTACTGCCGTGCCTTCGCCGTTGCCTACGAAGACGAAGGGCTTGCCGCGCGGCTGATTGAGATCGACAACGGCCCCATTTGGAACGCGGCCGCCATCAAGGATGGCATTGCACAGAGGGACTATGGTCGCCTGAACATCAACCGTGCAGGCGGGTTCGTCTCTGATCCATTCAGGTATCGCAGCGGATTTTTGGGGAATCCATCATGACAGAGGACAGCAAGAAGAACTCTCAACTTGTGGCATCATGGGCGCAGTTCGTCGCGATCTGCATTGGCATCGGAACGGTGCTGTTGAACATGGGCCGCAAGGATCAGCAACTCGCCACCACGAGCGAGCAGGTCAAGGAACTGAGCAGCATCGTCTCCGACCTAGCCAAGGCGCAGGTCGGCTTCAACCTCACCGATCAGCAGACCGCAGAGCGTCTGCGCGAACTGGCCGCACGGCTGGATCGTCTTGAAAGGAGCAAGTTGTGACCGAGTTCATCCCGTCTTGGCGTACCACGGTTGCAGGTATTGGTGCCATGCTCGTCGCCATCGGTGGCGCGCTGTCCGCGACCTTCGACAACGACCCAGCGACCGTCGCCGACTGGACCGCAGTCGTTGCCGCGTGCATCGCGGGCTTCGGCCTGATCTTCGCCCGCGACAACAAGGTGAGCAGCGAGAAGGCTGGCGCGAAGTGACCCAAGGGTACGACGATTGGTTTGAGGAGAACACCCCGTGTTCGACCGAGTACTCGCGCAGATCGTCCTCGGCCTCCTGTCGTACCTTGAGCGTCGCATGGAGCGTGGCTCCGTGGCGATCGATGCTGATGTGGATCGTGATCGTCTTCGTCGTGGCGGCGCTCGCATTCGCGAGTGGCTGCGGCAGCAGGGCGGTGTTCATCCCCGATCAAAGTCCAGTTCGACTGGGTCCGGGGGTGAAGGGACGGGTGTGGATGCTGGTTGACGGTCAATGGACCCTGTCCGCCAACAGCATCGAGTTGCCTGAAGGCATGTACATCGTGCCTCCAAGGTTCGTCGAGGAAGGTGAACAATGACCGCGAAGATCCAAGTCCGACGCGACACGACCACCAACTGGAACGCCGGAACTCCGCCGCAACTTGATGTCGGCGAGATCGGCCTCGACACCACGCTGAAGCAGATCAAGATCGGTGATGGATCCAGCGACTGGCCAGCCCTCCCGTGGCTCGGCGGAACGCTCCCGTACTTCTCATCCCCAAACGCGAACATCGATGACGCATCACTTCGTGTTCCCGGCGTGTACCGATGGGCTGGAATCGCGTCGATCACATCGGGAACCGTTCCCGCCGCTCCGATCGACATCAAGGCGGCAGACGGCGGCATCAACATGCTCGTCCTCGCGTTCGGTTCCGTGGTGCTTCAGCACTTGTGGACGGACGGAGACGGAACGCAGCCTCAGAAGTCGTTCACGCGCATCTACGACTCGACATACCGCGCTTGGACTCCTCAGAACATTTGGGGAGTTAGCGCGACCGAAGGCGTCGATGTCGTTGCCAAGAGCATCACGCTCAAGGACACGGGTACTGGCCTGACCGTCGATGGAAACTCGACGCTGACGGGCAATGTCACGGTCAATGGCACGACAACGCTTGGAAACGCTAGCACAGACATCGTGACGGTGCAGGCAGGAACGGCGGCGGCTCCGATCATCACCACGAGTGGTGACTCGGATACAGGCATCTATTTCCCGGCAGCCGATAAGGTTGCTCTTTCCGCCGGAGGTGCCGACCAGTTGGTTGTTGACAACGGCGCAACGGATGTTACCGCCGCAATCTTCAGGAAGGGCGCGACCCTGAATGAACGGTTGGACATGAACGCCCACAGAATCATCGATGTCGGTAACCCAACTCAAGCACAAGACGCGGTTACGAAAAACTACTTGGAGTCGAGCCGCGTCGGCCAGATGGCGATTATGCGAGGCGCGCTCGGAGTCATCACGGCTCAAACCGTAGGCACCGCTACAAGCGGATTTACCATCAGTACAGATATGGCTGGGCTGAGGGCTCCGACTGGAACGACGTGGAGAGGAAATATCTTCAGCGGGAACACTTTTTACCACGTTCAGATAACCGATTCGGCAATGAGCATTCAAGGCGGAAGTCCGGGGAGTTTCACCAACCACAGCGAATGGCAGGCAATCTTCATTAGGACGGCATGACGCACATTCCCGTCCAACTTCCTTTCAAGGGCTTCACGGAGCAGGCGCAGTTCAGCGCGATTCCGCAGGGCATGACGCCGTCGTGCCTGAACATGATGCCGTCGGATGTTTGGAACGGTCGCACGCGGATCAGCACGCGAAACGGCACGCAGTTGTACAACCTCGGCGGCGTGCAGTTCATGGGGACATTCCGCGCCTACATCAGCGGATCCCTCGTCGAAAAGATCATCTTCGTGCGCGCTGGGAAAATCTACTACGCCGATCCACGGTCGAATCTGACTGCAACGGCGACGGTATTTCCCGGCCAATCGACGGAGAAACTCAACACGACTGGTCTCGTCGAGGGCGTCCAGTTCAACGAGTACTTCTACTTCGTCGATGGCACGCACTACACGAAGGTTCTCCTCACCGACACCACGACTGGCGTGACCATGTGGGGAGCCACGACGGGAACACACAAGGGTCCATACCACACGGATCCTTCGTCCAGCCCTGCTGGAAACCGAGCAACCTTGATCTGTCGATGGGGCGCACGGGTCGTTCTGTCGGGCTACAAGAAGACCCCGAATGTGTGGTTTGCCTGCGCACCTGACAAGGTGGCCGCTACTG